CGCTCGGTGAGAGTTAGTTTTGTTTTACGACCGTGATCTGCAGCCAAGTCGCACAGGATCGCGTGTAGCGAGTTTCGATACCACAAGTCAATCAGAGATACAAACCGGGGCCAGTGATGCCGAGTAAAGCTCAGAAGAGAAAACGGGCAGCGGCCAGAAAACATGGCACGGAATCCGGCGCTGAACGGGATGGTGGGCTTGCGCTTTTCCAAAATCCGAAAGAGTTTAAGCAGGACGTCGCGCTCGTTAGCACGGCTGTAAAAAAACGGTTCCCGATCACTGAAACAAAGGCCAAAAAGATCGTCGATCGAATGATGAACATAATCGAGAAACGATCTGTTACCATCGCGTTGGCGGAAGGCATGACGTTCAATTGCGAATCAACAGCAGACAAGAACGCGACGGCCGCCGCGAAGGTGATTCAAGCAATGGCCGCGATGAATCAAAAGGATGAAATTGAATCAGTTCGCAGATCTGGTCCGCAGAAGCAATCACAGACCGTAGTAAATGTCGGAGTGAATGTTGACAACAGAATTGACGAGCGACGAAATCGAGCACTTGCTATCGCTGACCGATTCCGAAATGGCGGAGTTTTGGTCACAGATACCACCAGAGCACATTGATTCAGTCGTTCAGCAAATAGCGACATACGGCACTGGCTCATCAGGAGCCGACTACGCCAGCGAACGATCTGCCAAAAACGCCGAAGTTATCAACGCAAAAACAGCAGCCTCGCAGGAGATCGGGCCACTCCGCGACGTCGCGAATCCTCAACGCAGAGAACGCTGTGCAGCCTCAAATCTGACATTCGCGGAAACCTACTTCAAGCCGACATTCTATTTGCCCTGGGCACCGTATCAGAGATCCATGATGGACCGTTTTCAACAGGTCGTGATTGATGGAGGAAAGGAATGTCACGCAGTTCGCCGCGGCGGTCTCAAATCAACGTGCGCCCGTGTATCCACGCTATGGGCTGCAGTCAATGGGCATCGTAAGTTTCCAGTGCTGGTAGGGGCCACAGACGACAAAGCAAACGAACACCGCGAGAACTTCTTTTCATTGCTCGCGTCATCATCGTTGCTTCTCGACGATTATCCAGAGCTGCTTCCGCTGTTGTTGAAGTATCGACAACCGAAGCGGCAATTTCGACTTGATGGGCGATTGCTCATGCTCAGCCATAAAGACGAGCGCGGCCGAATTGTCTTCCCAGATATCTACGGCGTTCCCAGTTGCCAAACGCACATTGCGCCGTATTCAGTCAACGCAACCGACGTTTCCGGCCTGTCGTACGTCGATCGGTTCGGCGTGACGATCCGCCCTGACATGATTACCTACGATGATGTGCAGACGCCACAAACAGCTAAATCCCCACTGCAAACTGAGGAACTCGAAAACAGGATCACGAAGACATTCGGCGGGCTGGCTGGACTTGGTCAAAAGATGGCGCAGATTATGGTCTGCACTGTACGAGAACATCAGGATCTGACGGAGCGATTCCTCGACAGAAAGCAGCATCCGGACTGGCACGGAAAACTATACCCAAGCGTTGTCAAGATGCCAGAAAGAATGGACCTGTGGGAAGTCTACGCCGTTAAGCTGGGGCAGGGAGCGTCTCCAGATGTCGGCAAAGAACTGGCTCAACAATTCTATGTCGAGAACCGCAGCGAGATGGATCGTGGCGCGTCAGTCGCCTGGGAGTATGATAAGCTCCCCGACGAGATTTCCGCACTTCAGTCGCTGATGACAATTCGGGCACTGGATCCGGAATTTTTTCGCCGTGAGATCCAACAAGAGGGACTTGCACCTGTAAACACATCTGGTGTCAAGCTCGACACAATGACGCTCCTGAAGCGAATATCAGGAGTTCCACGAGGAATTGTGCCAGAGCAGGCCAGCTACCTGACGGCATTCATTGACTCGTCAGATCAGGTGCTGTGGTGGGCTGTTTGCGCATGGGCAAAAGACTTCAGCGGATGGCTGGTAGATTACGGCACGTATCCGGACCAGCGGCGGCCGGTGTTTTATAAAAACGATCTCGCATTGAAGATCGCCGACATGCTCCCCGGTGTGTCATGGGAAGAGGCTTTCGTTCATGCCCACAATGAACTGGAAAAGCAACTGCTCAACGACTTTCCAGGCCTCGACATCATCCTGAAGGACTGGTCAGACGGCGGGCAGAAGCCTCGCATAGAATCACAGGTGGCAGCGAGTTTCAATCAATCGCGAATTAGACCATCCAAGGGGTTCGCGCCAAAGCCGGGACGGAAGCCGGTTCATTTGTGGGGAGATCCGCGTCGCGACAGGAACAACGGCGCGCACTGGGTGGAACGCCGGTCAGAAAAACCGATAAACGTCCAGTACGACACGAACATCTGGAAATCACACACGGCACGCAGGCTGCTCACTACGATCGGGGCTCCATCGGCGCTGATGCTTCCAGGGGTCGATGAGCATTCCAATCGGATGCTGGTGGAACATTTGACGGCAGAGAATCCAAAGCAGATCAGCTATGACGGTGCGTCAGGGATCGCGTGGGAACTGATCGTCGGGCGCGACAACGACTGGTTCGACTGTGTCGTAGGAAACTGTGTGGCAGCGTCAATGGTTGGTTGTTCTTTGACAGGAGAAAAGAGTGCAGCAAAGCAGATACGGACTTTCGAACTACCGGGGGGCGCTCGCCGTGGATGAACAGCGGGAGTTTCAGTTGCCCGGATCGGGGCTCAAATGTGACGACTGCGGAGGTTCACTACCGCGAGTAGCACATACTCGTCCAACGTCAGGGCTTATTGTCAGGGAGCGACGATGCCCATCATGCGGGCATTTAAATAAGACAATTGAGAGAGTGATTACAGGAACGTCGAAAGGTAAATTTTCAGATCCTTGTCAGTGAATGGCGCTAATGCCATGACGACTATCGACAGCATGTAGCGACTTCGCAACACTCACCATCGTTAAACCATAACTAGGTTTCACGAAGGTTCGCAGTGTCAGAGATTTCCGATCAACTCGCCGCCGAAGCGTTGAAGGCCGCGTCAGTCAGCAATGACGGCGTGACCGTTTCTCGACGTTCGCTCACGGAGTTGATGGAGTACGAAAAGCATCTGGCCGCAAAGACGGCAGCCGCTTCCCCTGCTGCGATGTTTCGCAGAATGACACTCAAAGTCGTTCCACCGGGGGGCTACTGATATGTGGCCATTCTCCCGCAAGCGTAAGCCGATTGAGGCGAAATTTGACCTCGCACAGACAACCAGTGACAACCGCAAACACTGGGCGTCAGCAGATGGATTGTCAGCACGTGCTGCAATATCACCGGCAGTTCGGCGTGTCGTTCGCCTCCGATCGCGGTATGAGGCTGAGAATAATTCGTGGTACGCAGGCATTCTCCGCACTGCGGTAAATCACATCGTTGGCACTGGCCCGCGTCTGCAATTGCTCACAGGCGATCAGGCTGCAAACGCTCGCATTGAAAAAGCGTGGCGGCAATGGGCGTTGAAAATCGATCTCGCTGACACTCTGCGAACGATCACCGAAGCCTACTGGCGCGACGGCGAAGCATTCGTCATGCGTGCGGAGCGGCCGCAGAACTGGCCATTGACCCTTGACATTCGAATTTTCGAAGCTGATCAGGTCGCGAATCCATGGCAGGCGTCAGTCTTCAATAACGAATTCATCGACGACGGAATCAAGTTCGACAAATCAACGAACGAACTGCAGCTGTACGTCTACGATAGCCATCCAGGGTCAAATCATTATCACTCGACAATGTCGGGTGAATGGTATCCAGCCTGTGAAGTGCTTCATCTATTCCGGGCTGATCGTCCTGGCCAGACTCGCGGAGTTCCACGGGCAACACCTGCGCTGCAGACACTTCCGATTATGCGTCGGCAGGAACTCGCGACGCTTTACAGCGCAGAAACGGCAGCTAATTTCGCGATGTATCTCAAGAGCACATCGCCAGCGATTGATCCATCGGCAAGCCCGGCAGACTTTGCTGAAATAGAACTCACACGCAACATGCTGACGACACTCCCAGCAGGCTGGGAGATCGGCCAGGTTGAACCGAAGCAGCCCGGCCCTTTGTACGAAATGTTTCAGCGGCAGGCACTGCAGTCGTTCAGCCGCTGCACCAACATGCCGTACACGCTTGCGGCAGGCACTGGTAAGGACGCAAATTTTTCATCCTTCAAAGGCGACATGAAAAATGTGTGGGAGCCAGAGGTCCAGTGCGAGCAATCACGGATTGAGTGGTCGATCATCGAGCCAATGTTCAAATGGTTTCTTGATGCGGCAATCTACGTTCCGGGCTTGCTCGACGGTTTGCCGTCAATCGCGAACATTGACCATCGATGGCACTGGCCGCCTCTTCCAGAACTGGACGCTGTGGATTCAGCTAACGCGGCAGCACTTCGATTGAGCACAGGTCAAAGCACTCCAACACACGAACACGCCAGACGCGGGCAGGATTGGGACACAGAAGCGCAGCGAGCTGCCGCTGACTTTGGCGTTGATGTTATAACGTACAAACAGGCGTTGTTTGCAAAGACATTTGGCCTAACACCTGGTGCGCCAATGCCGTCGGCTGCTGGTCCGGCACAGGCCGCACTTCCGCAAGGCGAATACACGCAATTGGGACAGCGAGCGTTTTCAAACAATCAGAAACGCATCAGGTCGGCACTGGATCAATTCGCGCTCGGAGAAATCTCACAAGTCATGGCGGAACAAACACTCGCGTCGATCGGGCTCGCTCCTGATCGGGTTGCCGCACTAATTGCGGACGCACTGGACGGCGGTGTTGAGGATTCGACAGTGCAGGAGGTTGCTGTATGAAACCGCTCACACTCACCGCATTCGTCCGGCTGAAAGCGAACGGCAAAGGCAAGCCGAAACGCTTTTCAATTCTCGCATATTCTGGCGGTCTACTTCCAGTTGATGGGTTCCCGCATCCTGTCGTGGTTGACCTCGCAGGGCTTGAGTTGCCCGGCTCAATCCCGATTCTCATCGACCATGAAAAGTCCGTCGAAGCAACGCTCGGACTTACGGACAACATCCACAACGACGGCACAAAGCTGATGCTCGCCGGGCAGGTTACAGGGCAGTCTGCGAAAGCTCGTCAAGTGCTCGCACAGGCCGATGCTGGTCATACATGGCAGGCGTCAATCGGCGCGATGGTGTTGGAATCTGAAGACATTCAAGCCGGTCAGACGGCAACAGCAAACGGCCAGACATTCAATGGCCCTTGCGTGATCGCACGGCGTTCCGTGCTTCGTGAAACGTCGGTTCTCCCAATGGGGGCGGACTCGACAACTTCTGTGAATCTGGCAGCGTCAGCTCGCCGGTTTTTGAAAGGATCGGCAGCTATGTCGTTCGAAGAGTACGTAAGCAGTCTCGGGCTTGACCCGACGACGTTGACACCCGAGGCGACCGCTGCACTGCAGACGTGCTACGCAGCAATGACGGCACCAGCCGCTCCAGTTGCCGCTGCTCCCCCTGCAGCGCCGCCAGTTGTCGCGCCAACAGCCGCAGCGGGCGCACAATTGGACCTGCAGGCAACACTGGCGGAAGGCCGCAAGATGCTTGCCGCTCAGTTTCGCAAGTCGGCAGAGATTCAGGTGAAGGCGTCAGGGCATCCTGAAATCATCGCCACGGCCATTGATCAGGACTGGTCAATCGATAAGGTTGAACTGGAAGTCCTGAAGAAACAGCAGTTGAGCAATCGGACTCGTCCGACATCGTTCAACGCTTCACAGGGTTCGGCTGAGAATTTGCCGCAGGTGCTTGAGGCCGCTGTCTGCTTGACTCGTGGAATCAAAGACACTGAAAAGCAGTTTGACGACAAAATCTTACAGGCAGCTCACTCTCAGTTTCGCCGCGGGGTCGGCTTGCAGCAGTTGTTCATGATGGCTGCCGCAGCCAACGGGATGCACCTGGCGACAGGCACTCGCATTCACGCAGGCAATATCAAGGAGGTGTTGCAATACGCTTGCTCGCCAAATCATATTCAGGCTGCATTCTCAACCGTGAGTCTTCCCGGAATTCTTTCCAATGTTGCCAACAAGGAAATCCTGCAGGGCTACATGGAAGAGGACAACGTCTGGGAACAGATCGCACAGACCAAACCTGTCAGCGACTTCAAGACTGTTACCAGTTATCGCATGCTCGATGACATGACGTACGAAAAACTGGGACCTGGCGGAAAGATCAAGCACGGGAAGACCGGTGAAGAATCATTCACACGATCGGCTGATACATACGCGAAAATGTATGCCATCACTCGCCAGGATATCATTAACGATGACCTGAGCGCGTTTGATGACATGCGGGCTCGCCTTGGCCGTGGATCAGCAATGAAGCTGAATGACCTCTTCTGGGAAACATTCCTGGGAAATCTAGGGACGATCTTCACGCCGACTCGAACGAACTACATCAGTGGCTCAACGACAAATTTGGGGACTGATGGGGTTGGTCTCGGGCTCGGCCAGAAGGCATGGCGTCAGCGCACGTCGCCGACTGCTGACGGGGCAAAGCGAGTTGGCGGAAGGCCAAAGTTCCTGCTGGTTCCACCGGAGCTGGAAACAGTTGCAGACGCACTTTATGTGGGCCGGAACAATTCGAGTGTGAAGGTATCAGACGTCAATACGTTCGCCGGGAAATACAATCCGATCTGCGCACCACAGTTGTCTGATTCATCAATCACCGGGTACAGCGCAACAGCGTGGTATCTGCTTGGTGACAAGGCAATGGGTGCACCGATGGTTGTATCATTCCTGAATGGTCAGGCGACTCCAACCGTCGAAAACGCAGACGCAGATTTCAGCACTCTCGGAATTCAGTTCCGTGGCTATCACGACTTCGGGGTTGACCTCGGTGATGGATACCTGAACTGCTTGATGAGCAAAGGCGCAGCGTAGTCACTCTGTGACGATGACGACATAAGCCCGCCGGGAAGTTCCGGCGGGCCACTTTAGAACATGATTCATAGGAGTGATTACAATGGCGCAAACGCCAGCATTGACATATTCGGAGGATGGACAGATCGACTACACGCCTGCCAGCGCGGTCGCTGGAGGTGATGTCATTGTCTTGAACGGAATTGTCGGCGTAGCAACGTCCGACATCGCAGCGAACAAAAAGGGATCCCTCGCAACGGAGGGAATCTTCAAGCTTCCAAAGACAACTGCGGCAGTCGTTCGTGGGTTGCCAATTCACTGGGATCCAACAGGAAGCCCGGACAACGGCACAGCGTCGAGCGGTGCAGCGAATCAGCTCGGTGTCGGCACATACGCCGGAATGTGCGTGGAAGCTTCCGGCAGTGGTGACGATTACGCCATCGTTGACCTGAACGCAACCACGAATCTGCTTGCAGTCACTGCGGTTACAGCTGCGGGAAGCGTGATCGGTGACGCAGCCCAGTTGTCCCAGGGCATCAATGTTGTAACTGGCGCAGATGGAACGAAGGGAGTGATTCTCCCGGTCGCCGTGCCAGGGATGCAGGTTATCGTCAAAGGCGTCACTGCAGGCGTGCTGAAAGTGTGGCCAAAAACTGGAGCCACAATCAACGCTTTGTCAGCCAGCGCCGCACTCAGCATGACCACTGGTGCAATGCCTCTGATTCTCGTGGCAACATCATCAACGCAGTGGTACACGATCCCGCTCGTGGCATCATAATTTGAGCTAATCGATGTCTGACTTTGACGACGCAATCGGTGATATGACAGAGACGCTGCTCGCGGAAGCGGGCACGTCCTGTCTATACATTCGAGGCGCAGTCACAGCAACAGTCACGCTCAGGAAGTCAACGCAGCAGAGTGTCTTTTATGACACAGGGACAGGCCAGCAGATTGAATTACGGCCAGTGGATTTCATCGGGAAGACTGTTGACATGCCATACGCAATCCCGTTGCGAGGCGATCGGATCAAGTGTGGTGCGTCAACCTATGAAGTACAGGCGTTGGTGGGTGAAAAGGTGTATCGAGACATCAGCCCGCAGATGATCAGGATTCACACGAAGCAGGTCAGTTGATGGCAGTTTCAATCGCACCTTCCGTCGAGGCAATGCAGGCACTGGTTGCCCGCATTAACAGTGCGGAAACGTACTGTCTCGACATTGTTGCGAACTACAGCGAAACCGCCGTTGACCCTTTGGAGGAACTTGCAGACCTGCGGTGTGATGTTGTTTCAGAGTCTGAGGAACAATTAGTCGAGACGCTCGCCATTGAAGATCGGACCAGCCACATTATTCGAATCTGGCTGCGGAAGAAAATCAGCGGGCTCGTCCCGAATGAAGTTGACGAACTGAAACTGCTGTTCCGACAAATTTTTCAGCGAGTCAATAACTACGACACGACAGATAGGCGGGTTACAGTCTGGGAATGTGATGTTGATCCGAAGGAGGTCCCTGTCAAGGAACTGTTGCAGCAGGCCGGTCTATTTGTGGCATCGTTGGTTTTGCGTGTCGAAGTGGAGGCAAGTTGATGGTCGGCGAAATCAGGATGTCAAAATCAATAAGGCTGATTAAGGGCGCGATGAAGCACGATTTCATTCCCGCGTCTTTGACGCTCGACCAGACAGGGGCATTGGTCTATGACAGTGTTCACGCAATAGGAACAACAGAGGAAACGGCCGGGCCAAACTTCGGCGACATCGGAACAGAGGGATGGTGTAGTATCTACAATCTGGACACGACAAACTATGTTCAGGTCGGATTTTCAACTGGTGTTTACGGAATGCGGCTCCGTGGTGGCAGCGCTCCGGCAGATTTCTTTTTAGAGCCAGGCGCTACGCTTTACCTGAAAGCTGATACAGCATCGTGCAACGTGCGTGTCGTGGTGTATGAGTTCTGACAATCAAACAATTGAAGGTTTGGACGCAATCCTGCGAAAGCTCACAGAGTTAGAGAACAGGGGAGCAGGAAGAGTTCTTGCAGCGATTATTCGGGCTCAACTGAATGCGATCGGCAAGCAGATGAAATCGGATGTGGATTCGAAAGTAAAGGAAGGCCGCAAGGGTGTTCGGAGCAGATTCAAAAACAACGCTAAGAAGAATGTCATTCAGGCTAAAGTAGGATTCGGAGTCGGAAAGAAATCAAAGGCAAAACCAAAAGTTGTAAATCGAAAAGGCAATCGGAAGGGCGGCGTAGGAATCAGTGCTCAAAACATTCACTGGTGGGTCGCTGGGACAAAAAAGAGAACGACAATAATCAGATCAATGAATCGTGGAAAAATGCCAGCAATGCAACCAGGTCTGGCACGAATCGCAGCTGCAAAATCAAAAGGCCAGCAGAACAAAGAGATGATCAAACGTGGGGCACTTCAGCTCCAAAAAGAAATCGTCAAACTTCAGAAGATGGGATGATCAATGGCAACTAAAGTTAAATCAAAAGGCACTGCACTGTTGGTGTCAATTTCAGCCGTCTACACGGCAATCCCTTTACTCAAGTCTATTTCGATTTCTGGAGCACAGTCGCAAACATTCGAAGCAAACACGCTCGACCAGTCCGGCGCGTATGGGCTAAATGAACCGAACGGCTACACGACAGCTCCAACAATTTCGGCAGAGGGTTTTCGCGACCCGGACGACACGACGCAGAAGTTTTTTATCGCGCTGCTTGCAACGCCAGTGGCCACGAATTTTAAGGTAACGTACACGGACGGAACGCCGCTTTCGGAAGTGTATTCTGGGACTGGGTTCGGATTCGACACCTCCGCGCAAATGCAGGATGGTCTCGCCTGCACATACAACATTCAAACCTCAGGAGATCCAGCATAATGAAAGCTGCACTTGTTCTGGATCAGTTCGCCGACACATCGACTATGACTCACGATCAGCGAAAGTTGATCAAATTCAAGCCGATGGGAAAAGGCAAGTTCGACGCCGTGTTTCCAGCGGGAACGGTCTTTGAAGGTGAAGATGCAGTCAGACTGTGTCGCACTGGCCAGGCTGCTCCTATTGACGATGAGTGCATGGCGGAAGTCAACATGACGCCTGGGCAACTGGCTGCCATTCAGCTCGAATACAAAATGAACACACTCGGAATCAACAATAAAAATGATAGAGAGTTGTTTAAAGCTGGAGTGATTGCCGGATACAACGAAAAACTTGAGTATCTGCCAGGTCCAAACTGGGATGCTTACAACGCGGCTAAATCAGAAGTCATGGACAAAGAGGAATCTATTTAGTGTCAGTCATCGAGCGATTGCAAAAAAGACGTGCGTACCCGGTGAATATCGACGGTGATGTTATCCATATTCGGGCGCTGCGTGCCTCCGAACTGGCAGTTGCCAGCGGATTTCAAAACGACGATGAGTCGATAGGGTTTGTGATCGGGTACGGCGTCGTCAATGACGATGGCTCACAGGCCATGCTGCCAGTGGAAGGCGAAACAGCAAAGGATTTTGGCGCGAGAGTTCTTTCAACACTTGACCTGCCCCTCGACACACGCTCAGAGATCACAAGCAAGATAATGAAACTATCGAACGGGCCACTGTCGGCAGATGAATTGAAAAAAAACTAGCGATCGACGATGAGGCCAGGTTCGCTGCAGAACTTGGACGAGCTGTCGGGCGTTATGACTGGTGGAATCTGAAGGCAGAGCACACGCAGTATGAGTGGGCTGCTCAAATCGCGATGTATCAAGTTTGTCCATTCGGAGAACGTCGGCACGATATCAGGATGGCATTTCACACGGCGCATCTAATGGCCGCAAGTTCAATGACGGAAGTGAAGGCAGAAGAGTTCAACGCAACAATCGATCATTTGTCGTCGTATCTTAAATGCGATTCGAACACTGAAGAGGATCTGGTATTTGATCAGGACGCGCTGGAGCGAATGAAGGAAAAGCAATGCCAGGTTTAGGCCAGGATCTCGTAGTAAATCTTGCTGGAAGCAACGCAAAGCTCAAGTCAGCGATTGCCGAATCTAAAAGCGGGTTGAAGGGATTTGCTTCGTCGGCTGCTGGATTTTTAAATCCTGTTACTGCAGGACTGACAGCCGTTGCTGGTGCAGCTGTTGCAGCTGGTCTCGCAATCTATGGGCTTGAGGGGAATATTAACAAGCTCGATGCTGTCGCAAAGAATGCTGCAAAAACAGGGCTATCAGGCAAGTTTTTGCAGCAACTGGAATTCGCAGCCGATCAGTCCGGCGTGAGTACAGAAACACTTATTGGAGGCATCAAGAAGTTAACGATTGCAATCGGGAAAGCGGATCCAAAACCGTTTGAGGAAATTGGATTGAGTCTCGCAGACTTGCAGGCCATGTCGCCCGAAAAGCAATTCGCCGCAGTAGCAGACAAAATCAGCCAGATCCCGACGGCAGCAGGTCGCGCCGCTGCAGCGGTTAAGATCTTCGGGAAGTCTGGCATTGAAATGGTGACACTGCTAAACGGTGGCGTCGAGGGACTGAATGGATTGTTGGAGCGAGCCAACGAACTTGGAATAGGAGTAGACGCTGAAGGATTAAAACGTGTAGAGGCTGCGAATGATGCGATAGGGCAAATGAAAGCTGCTTTCGGCGCATTGATCGATCAAGTTACTGTAGGTCTAGCGCCTACATTTACGCTTGTCGCCACCACAATCGCAGACATGATCCCGCCTGTGACTCGACTATTGGAAAACTTCAATAGCCTGCAGGACAAGGCGCAATTCCTTAGTGATTTGTTTCGTACAGGCTTCGTGCTGGCGATCGAGACCATTGCTGCAAAATGGAAGGATATGCTCAAAGATCTTGCCGTTAAGACGATCAAGACGTTTCAGAAATTAACAACAGGGCTGGCCTCAGGGACGTTAAGTGGAGCTGTCGGGGGAATAAATGGGATGCTCGGAGATTCACGGCGCAGTGGACGCAATGTGCGAAATGCTCAACGCGACTTCGATAAAGTGCTCAGTCAAATCACAGGGCCAGCAAAAGCACAGCCATCAACACCGCTAGCAGAGCCTGTGAAACCCCCAGTTGATGGAGCTGCTGTAGCGTCAGCATTCGGTGGCCTGTTCGACGCTCTAAAGCCAATGGCTGCTGGAATTGGTCAAACCATCGGAACGAAGATCACTGAGGGGAAAATTGCACTCGGAGCCGCAAAAGGCACGCTCGGCAGCATGTTCAGTGGAGAAAGAAAAGACGCTCCGCAAAAACAAATGATGCAGTTTGCTGGTGCAATGCAGCGAGGGTCGGCCGAGGCGTACTCAACCATAGTGAATGCAATGCGCGGCGCAAAAGATCCGGTGGTGAAGGCTACAGAAAAATCTACAAAGGCAATCGTCGGCGCTATTAAGGCCAATAAGCCGCAGAGCATGAAAGTGGTTGCTAGCATCACATGAAAGCAAAAACGACACAAGAAATAACAGAGTCAATGCGCGGCTGGACCCCAAAGCAAATGGCTGAAGTGAAGTTTGCAAAATTGATTGGTCCTGGCAACGTGGTTGCAGTGCGGTACCGCAAAGGTGCTATTGTCTACGGTGATGTGGCTTCAGAATTGATTGCTGCTGGAAAAGCTGTTGAGATTATTGACAAAATGCCGCAGGATCAACAGCAATGACAATTTACTATCTCGGTGAAATTGCGGAGGGGCGGCAGGCTAATAACGACAAAGGAGTCAGGTCGTACTCGAAGCAGTTTCGCCTAAAAACGACATCGAAGACAGAGGATGAGTACGACGTCGGTTCACATGCGTCGCTGCCGATAATTGGAGACACACATCCAACAGATTCTGGTGCGTGGTGTGACACGCTTGCTGTCGCCTGCACTGACGGATGGACAGGCTGGGTCGTCACCGCAACATTTACATCGTTGCGTGAACTGGCAACAGACCCGACAGCAGATCCTGCGATTGTGACGCTCGATACAGAGCAGTTCCAAAAGCCGGCAGTGATTGACACAAGCGGAGACGCTATTGCAAATTCGGCAGGCGATCCATACGACCCGCCAAACATGATGGATGACTCGCGAAGGATCTTCACCGTTCAAAAAAACATGGCAACAGTGCCTTCGTGGGTGATTACATCGCAGGACGCTGTTAACAATGATGTGTTCTCGCTTGGTGGTCTCAGCATCGCCATCGGCAAAGCAAAGGTGCAGCGAGTCAGTGTTGGTGAGCCGCAGTCACGCAACGGTGTTGCATTCGTTGTTTGTACTATTCAGATTCACGTCCAAAAAGATGGATGGATTCTCGCGCCGCTCGATGCTGGATTCCGTGAGATTGACGGAACAAATCGAAAGAACATCCGAAACGACGGTGACGATGAGTTGCCAGCAGCTCCAGTTCCACTGGACGGCAGCGGTGCATTCCTTCCGAATCCCACATTGGCTACATGCGTCTA